GCTTGAGCCTACAAAACATCGCAGATTGCGCGAAGCGGCACAAGATGCTCGTAGAAAACTGAATACAAAGGGAACTGATGTTCCTGGTGGTATTGCTTCTGTTCCTCAAAAGGCTTGTGGACCTGAACCCACATTTGCCAGTGTTCCGGGACCAAATTATTCACATACCGATTTATCTGGAGGCCACAAAGAAAATGAAAGTGGTCTTGATGAACATATAGTAAAAACTGGATCGGGATATGAATTAAAATCCAAGAAAACTGGAAAGAATCTTGGAACAGCAACATCTAAAGCGGGTATTTTAAAACGCGAAAGAGAAGTTGAATACTTTAAGCATCATAAGGGATAATAACAATGGCACAAGGAAATATGGAAGGGTCTGCGGCATCTGGGTACAGACACGTAGAAACAATTACACCAAGTAATTCTACCTTATTGGATCCGGTTCCCGTAGGTATTTATATTGGTGATGGTGTTGTAAAAAATGTGGCTGTTGTTATGCAAAATGATACCGATTTAGATGGTGTAGATCATACATCAACATTAGTTGGTGGTACCGGTTATAGACAAGTCTCCACTACAATAACTGATACGGGTGGAGGAACACCAACTGAAAGAGCTACTTATGGATTCACAGTTAATCCTGCTACAGGAGCTATTTTAGAAATTAATGTTTTGACTCCAGGAAAAGGTTATAGTTCTGCACCTACGATTGTAATTACTGATACTGGAATTAATCAAGTCACCGGAGTTTCTATATCAGGAGTTCCGGGTAGTGGTGCTTCTGCTACTGCCGTTTTGGGTGTGGCTACAACAATTACAAGTATGTTAAGTGGCATTATTCATCCCCTCAGACCTAAAAGGGTAATGTCATCTAATACAACTGCAACTCTAATATTAGGATTATACTAAAATGAATATCTTTCAAGAGTTTCAACAGAATCTATATGAGCGCACTTATAAGCATGATATGAATGCTGTTCATAAATCCGCAGAAGAACACGGATATAAACATAAAGGTGCCTCACCATTATCGGGTGTAGGAAATATTGTGGCTCATCATTTCGCACATAAAGCTGGCCATAATTTAGATGTATTCCACAATTCTTCTAACAATAGAGTTGATTGGCAACATACTCACCAAGTTCCGGGATCTACAGAAACTCGTAGAAATGGTGGAACAGGACATGCTGAATTGGGAAAGTTTCTCAAACATATTCATAAAAACGATTAAGGAGGATATAGCTATGGACCCTATTACTGGAATTTCAAATGCCGCAGCAGCCATTTTTAATTTTCTATCAACACCTGCCGGGCAAACAATTATGATTAATGCTGATGCTGATTTTCATGCAATTCTTGTTGATATCATAATATTATTTCACGGAAAGATAACTACCCCAGTAACACCAGCAAAGTAAATATATGCGTCTTATCACAGAAATTAATGAAGATATAAAAGTCCTTAAGGAAGAAACTTATAACGGACACCAATATTACCTTCAAGGAGTTTTCTTACAGGGAAATATTCAGAACAGAAATGGGCGTGTTTATCCTATTGATGTTTTAGATAACCAGGTTACTCAATACTGTAATAAGTATATTCTTGAAAAAAGAGCTTTTGGTGAATTAGGACACCCTGATGGTCCCCAAATTAATTTGGAGAGAGTATCACATATGATTGTAGATCTACATAAAGATGGATCCAATTATATTGGTAAAGCAAAGATTATGGATACTCCCTACGGTAAGATCGTAAAAAACTTTATTGATGAGGGTGCTAAATTGGGAGTTTCTTCGAGGGGTATGGGCTCTTTAAGAAGCGTAAATGGTGTAGATGAAGTACAGGAAGATTTTTATTTAGCGACCGCGGCAGATATTGTAGCAGATCCTTCGGCTCCAGATGCATTTGTTAGAGGCATCATGGAAGGAAAAGAATGGATTTGGGATAATGGTGTGCTTAAAGAAGCCAGAATTGAAAAATATAAGAAGGAAATCGAAAAGGTAGTTTACAAACCTATAGAATTACAAGAAGATACCAAAATGAAACTATTTACTGATTTCCTATTTAGATTGTAAGTATTGAAAAACATTAATTTAATAAATATTAATAGGATTAAATAATAAGGAGACTAACAGTTCCATGTCACTTGAAAAAAAGATTTTAGATTTGTTAAAGGAAAACCGCGCTATTACTGAAGCGGGCGAAAATGCTTCTGGCCAACCATTACATATCAGTCCCACTGATGTTAAACCCGGTTATGAAGATTTGGGCGCACCAATTGTATCTCCAACTCAAGTAGCTGCACCCGATTATACTCGTGGTGTTCCTACTCAGGCTCCTTATCCAACTTCAAAGCCAACTTCAACCGATATTATCGGTAATGATAAAAAGGGAAAGGTTGGATACCCTGAAATTAGTGGTCCTCAAGTAGGTGGTCCTGAATGGATCGTCCGTGAAGAAGACGAAAAGAAAGAAGATGAGAAGGACGAGAAGGACGAAAAAGATAAAGATGAAGTGAAAGAAGAAAAGGGTGACAATCCTTTCGCCAAGAAAGACAAAGACGAAAAGGGTGAAGATGATAAAGACAAAGATGATAAGGATGAAAAGAAAGATAAGGAAGAAGTGAAGGAAGCTCTTGATGCTATCTTCGCTGGCGAAAAACTTTCTGAATCCTTTAAAAAGAAAGCATCGGTTGTATTTGAATCTGCCGTTGCAAAACGTTCAAAGTCTGTCATCGCGGAAGCCAAGAAACAGATCGTAAAAGAAAACGTTCAAATCTTGGAAGCTGAAAAGAAAACCCTTGCAACCAAGGTAGATCAATATCTTAACTACGTTGTAGAGCAATGGATGAAAGAAAATGAAATTGCTATTGAACGCGGTATTAAGAATGAATTAACAGAAGATTTCTTGATTGGTTTGAAGAAATTGTTTGCTGAAAGCTACATTGAAGTTCCTCAAGAAAAATTAGATGTAGTTGCTACATTAGCAAGCAAAGTTCAAACACTTGAAACCAAGTTGAATGAACAAATTGATGCCAACATTAATTTGACAAACACTTTGGTAGAAAGAGAAAAGTCTGCTACATTTGCAGAAGTTTCAAAAGGACTTGCTGATACACAAATTGAAAAATTGCGTGGATTAGCAGAAAGTGTTTCCTTTAAAGATGTAGCTTCTTATAAGGGAACATTGCAGACTTTGAAAGAGAGTTATTTCTCACAAAAAACAACACAGAGTAATCGTGTTCCTTTAACAGAAGATAGAAATGCTGTTGAAGAAAATAATAACGATGTTGAAGTAGAAGTTAAGGATCCATCAATGGCTGCTTACGTTAAAGCCTTGGATCGTCAAGTGAAAAATTAAGTTTCGCTAAATAATTAAAGAATAATAATATTCAAGGAGACATAGAAAAATGGTTTTAACTGAACAACTTCAGAAAAAGTGGCAGCCAGTTCTGGATTATAAAGGACTTCCCGAAATTAAGGATCCTTACAAACGCGCTGTTACTGCATTAATTCTTGAAAATCAAGATGCGGCTTTGCGTGAGGAAAGAAAAATCCTTACTGAATCTGCCCCAACCAATAGCATTGGTGCTGGAAACATTGGTACATGGGATCCTATTTTAATTAGCTTGGTTCGCCGTGCTATGCCGAATTTGATTGCCTATGATGTTTGCGGTGTTCAACCTATGACTGGTCCTACTGGATTGATTTTTGCTCTACGTAGCAGATATTCAAATCAGACAGGAACAGAAGCTTTGTTCCAAGAAGCTGATACCAGTTTTTCTGGTACTGGCACGCACGCCGGGTCAGATGAGTTTGGTTCTGGTTATCCACCTCTAGCAAGTGGTTTCACAACAGGTACTGGTTTGACTACAGCGGCTGCTGAAGCTCTTGGAGATGATGTAACTGGAGCAACAGATGCTTTTGCTCAAATGGCATTTAGCATTGACAAAGTGACCGTGACTGCAAAATCACGCGCTTTGAAAGCAGAATACACTATGGAATTAGCGCAAGACTTGAAAGCAATTCACGGTCTTGATGCTGAAACAGAATTGGCAAATATTCTGTCTGCTGAAATCTTAACTGAAATCAACCGTGAAGTTGTCCGTACATTGTATTACATTGCTGAAACTGGAGCCCAGGGTACAGTTGCTAACAACGGTACTTTTGACTTAAACGTAGATAGCAATGGTCGTTGGTCAGTTGAAAAGTTCAAAGGACTTCTGTTCCAATTGGAACGTGAAGCAAACCAGATTGCAAAGAGAACACGTAGAGGGCGTGGTAATATTGTTATCGCATCTTCAGACGTTGCTTCTGCTTTGTCTATGTCTGGAGCACTTGCATACGCACCTGCTCTATCAACAAATTTGAATGTTGATGATACAGGGAACACATTCTGCGGTGTGTTAAACGGTCGTTTCCGTGTTTATATTGATCCTTATTTCTTGGGAACATCAAGTGGACACGAATTGGCAATGGTCGGCTATAAAGGAACTTCTCCTTATGATGCCGGGTTCTTCTATTGCCCATATGTACCTCTACAAATGGTACGTGCAGTTGGTGAGCAGAGCTTCCAACCAAAGATTGGATTCAAAACACGTTATGGTGTTGTTGAAAATCCATTCAGATTTACAGAAGTTCCTACTTCAGACGGACATATTGTCGCTAATAAGAACCCTTATTACCGCTTGATCCGTGTGTTGAACCTACTGTAATTTAGTTACAGCTAATAAAATAGAGCATCTCAGTTACCAATTGGGATGCTCTTTTTCAGGCCCATAAATATTAGTAGTGAGGATAATATGAAAATATTAAAATGGTTTGGTTATAAATTTGCAAAGAATGTATATGGTTATCATCTAATTAAACTTATACCGGCAGTTTCACCTAAAGATGTAGTCAAAATTTTAGATAAAATTGATCCTAGTGAATTCAAGCAAGATGAAAAATTCACCGGATTAATTAGAGGTCCTGAATACTCTTGGCCTCATCAATAATAATTAAATTATTTAGATAATTAAAGGAGGTACCGTTATGGTATCTGTAAATGATGTACAAAAGTGGTTTGAAGAATTGCGTTATGCAAATTGGAAAGATAATGTAGATGTTAAAGAAGATTCTGCAAATGGGTGTCTTGGACAACCATCAAAATTTTCACTCCGATTCAATGTCTATAC